GGGTTGTTTCACTCAGCCTGAAGCATTTGACACAGACAAATATATTGAATGGCTTGTGAAACGTAAGCAGTTTGCGTCCAAGTGTTTGTTTGCCACAGCTCCTGACGTTGTTGGGGATGCTGTTTTGACACTGGAGCGCAGTCTTCCGGTCCTGCCGATGATCAGGGATGCAGGATTTAAGTCCGCTCTTGTAGCGCAGGACGGCCTTGAGGAACTGGATATTCCCTGGGGGGACTTTGACTGCCTTTTTGTTGGCGGGACTACTGAATGGAAGCTCAGTGAAACGGCTTACGCTTTGGTCGGAGAAGCAAAAAAACGAGATAAGTGGGCGCATCAGGGCAGGGCAAACAGTTTTCGCAGGCTGAAGGCTGCGTTTCTTTCCGGCTACGATTCAGCGGACGGGACATTCTTAAAGTTCGCTCCTGACACGAACATTGTCAGAATGGAAAGATGGCTTGAACGATTGCGTGTCCAGCCCGTAATGCGATATGGATAATCAGGAAGGGGTTTTTGTTATGCCTAGTGTTGAGAAGTTTGCTCGGAACGCTTTTGTGTTGGAGTGTTACGAGGGTGGGATGAGTATGAACGACATTGTGTTTGCGTTGATAGAGGCTGGTTATGGGCGGATAAGTCCTCAGCGTGTTCATGCGTTGGTTCGTGAGGGTCTGGAGAAGGTGGAGAAGGTATCTTCATAAGGTGTTATGCTTTGTATGCGTTCTCCGGTCGCTCCCGTAGACGTGTGCGGTCACTCGAAGCAGTCACGCCAGTCTGTGGCATCTCTTTCCTTCGGAGATTCGGGTGGCCGTTTTTTATTTCCGTCTCTGTTGTCAGCCCGGAACCGTGCATACGTGCAGTCGATCCGCTGGGGGTAAGGCCCCCCCCTCCCCCTGTATATAAGGGCAGGGGGGATGTCGGCTAACCAACACATCAAAACAGGTAATTTATTCGTTTTATTCGTTACCCCTATAGCCGTGAGGGGGTGAGACGCTGAGGCACTGTCGAAAAACGCGTCTGTACATTTGTATACAGATAAACAGAAGCTATCTGCCTGAGTGGTCACCCTGCTTTATCTCCTCTCCTCTGGCCCGTCACTGGCGGTCACTGGCGGTCACTGGCGGTCACTGGCGGTCACTGGCGGTCACCTGACTGTCACTGGCTGTCAGCGAGCCATGTTTGATTTCGTGCTAGTCTTTTGTTTATGGTTCTCACTGAGTCGGCAATAGCGGTTACTCGCGAGGATATCTGGGGCCTCCTGGGCTATGAGCCTACGGACTCTCAGCGGAAGATACTGGATTCTTCCCGTCGTCAGGTTCAGGTTCTGGGCGGTTTTCGTGGCGGGAAGTCCCGCACGATGTCGATGATGGCGTTATTGCTTACTGTTCAGTTCATAGCTCGTTACGGGGCTCGTGCGGGCGGTCAGGTTGCGTGGCTTGTGGGCCAGGACTACGAGCGCTGCAGGGCTGAGTGGGAGCATCCTGACGGTTCTTTGTCGCTTGATTTCGCGAAGCTCGGGATGTTGAAGTGGGTATCGAACACTATCGACCCTGGGCGTATGGAGATATTCGTGCCTGGTGCGGACAAGCCGTTTACCATCAGGACGAAATCCGCAGCTGACCCTACTTCGCTCGGGATGGAGTCTCCGATCTGGATAATGATAGTGGAGGCGGCTCACGTGACCCACGACGTCTATGAGCGTCTTTATTCCCGTACATCGGAGGCGCGCACACGCTGGGGCTCTCCGTTCGGCGCTTTGCTCATGTCCGGGACTTCCGAGGGCGCCCAGGGCTGGTATCCGGCCATGTATACGGCGTGGCAGTCTCCGGTAATCCAGGACGTGCTCGACGTTGAGAGCTTCAGCCTGCCGTCCCATTCGAACGTTCATATTTATCCCGGCGGGGAGTTGAACCCCGAGATAATGCACCTGAAGGAGACGCTGCCTGAGAACGTGTACAGGGAGCGCCATCTCGGCATCCCGGTGCCTCCGTCGGGGCTTGTGCATCCTGCGTTCGACAAGAACGTGCATATAAAGGAATGCGAGTACGACGTGAATCTCCCGCTGTGGCTCGGGATGGACCCCGGCTATTCCGGTCAGCCGTCGAACTACGTCGTTGCCGTGTGGCAGTACCAGGGGGAGCAGTGGCGCGCGATCGATGAAATCTGGATGAACAAGTTCAGAAACCCGAACTTCACCCATGAGGACATGGTTCACGCCTGCCAGATGAAACCGTGGTGGAAGAGCGTTGAGAAGAATATGTGCACCGCGTGGATAGACGTCTCCGCGGAGAGGCACGCCGACGCGAACAGGCCGGCAGTTGAAATCTGGCGAAAGCACGCAGGGCTGACGGTACTGAGCAAAAAGGTGGGGCTGAACGCCGGGATCGACCGCATGGACGCCATGCTGAAGGTGAATTCGTTCACAGGAGAGCCGAACGCCGTGCTTTCCCCGAAATGCGAGCTGGGGATTTCAGAGTTCGGCGCAGGGCCGAACCCGCAGACAGGGAACCTCAGCCCGTACCAGTGGCCTGCAAAGTCCGACGGCACAGTCACAGGAACCCGGCCGACTGACGCCCATAACGACTTTATCAAGGCGTCAACGTACCTGTTTAAGAACCTGCTGGGGGCTGTCAGTGTTTCGCCCAGGACAGCAAAGACGATAAGATCAACAAGCATCGAGGAACGACTGCGCCGACAGGGAATTTATTAAATGCCGCGAATGACCATAGACGAAGAAGTAGCGAAGATCGTCCATAAAATCACCAGCTATGAGCAGTCGCACGAGCCTCTGTTCGCACGCATGGACAGCGACCACGCGAAATACTGGCTCCTGGAGAAGTTCAGGCCGTCCGTTATCGAAGGGGTGCTCGAGAAAGACTCCTATACGACTAACAGGCCTCGGGTATTAGCGGAAACGGCACATAACGCCATCGCAATGTCGAAAGTCGTCATCAGGGTGGACAACGACGACTCGAAGGACGAGCAGCGTGAGGTGAACGATACCTACGAGTCGTGGGCAGTCGGCGTCCTGAACAACGCGAATAACCGGCGTCTTTCCTCAGCCGAGCAGCCTGTCCTCGACGAGTGCGCCTGGTACGGGCTTACGAGGGGCCACGTGGTTGCTGCCAGGGCGATGCTGATGAAAAACCCCGACGGCTCGACCTACGAGGACCTCGTGCCGATAGACCCGCGGCATCTTGTGTTCGAACGCAGGGGCGGGTCTGTCCTGTGGGCTGCGGTCGTTACGAGGAGAAGCCGTGACGACATCAGGGACGAATACCCGAACTTCAGGTTTAACGACGACCGCGAGCAGGACGAGGACGACGAAGGCAACCTGCAGGAAAAGGTGATCGATTATTTCTTTACGGAAAACCGGCCGAATGTTAAGAACTCAGGCGAGCACCTGAACTCCGTGATCATCGCAGGGAAGTACGCCAAGAACAAGGTGAGGACGAACTGCGTCAGGTTCCCGATCGTTATTCGAAAAGTCGGGAGAAACCCCGGCATTTCCAACTTCACGTTTCAGGACGATTCTATGGGCGGGAACGTCGATATATCAGGAATCGAGAACGTCGGAGACTCCATCTGGGGGCCGATGCGCCACGTGAACGAAGCACGCAACAGGTCGATGTCGTACCGCACAGCGATCATGTCCAGGGAGGTTCAGGGAGTATTTACCGTCTCGTCGCCCGGCGGCGACAAGGACGTCGAGGGACGCATAGACGAACCCGGCAGGGTACACCAGCTCGACAGCGACGCAGGGGAGAGCATCGACATCCTGAAACTGCAGGAGATGGGCAGAGACGCGCTCGTGTACGACCAGGCAGTGGGGGCTGACGAACTCGGAGCCGACCTTCCGCAGGCCGCTTACGGCAATGTCAGCGTTCCGATCTCGGGCGCCGTGGCAAGAATGCTGGGACAGACCATATCGAACCGGATCGACCCGTTTATCAAGCCGGTCGAGGCACTGCTTCAGGGCTGCATCGAGAACTTCGCAGCCCAGTACGAGACGGGGCGATACCAGGATATAGAGGTTGCAGGACGCACCCGTCAGGACCAGAACTTCAACAGGACGATCACGCCCGCCGATATAAAGGATCACGGGATGCTGACCGTCCGGCTGTTCCCGGAGCTTCCCGAAGACAAGATGGAGAAGTACCTGATCGCAGGGCAGGCAGTCAGGCGCGATCCCGACACGAAAGAAGCACTTATGTCGTACAGGGGCGCGAGGGACAACATCCTCGAGATGCAGTCAGGCGACCTCGAGGAGCACAGGAACTACGCCGCGATTGCCAATACGTCCAGCCCGATGCTGGCAATCACGCATCAGCTCATGGCAGCTTACAGGGAAGGCCGAATGGACACGGTTGCGCTTCTGCTTCAGGAAGTTGAGAGGATCAACCGCAAGCAGATGATGGAGGATTTGGCACAGGAATTCGCGTTCCTTGATGCAGTCGGAGCCAACCCCGTTCAGGGGGCGGCAGCCGGCGTCGGAGGTCAGCCGGGAGGTCAGCCGGGCGCCCCGCCGGTACCGCCGGGAGGGGCAGGACAGCAGATCGTCGGCCCTGACGGAATGCCTGTAGTGAGTGACACGGGAGCCATTCCTGGGGTAGACTCGCGTGTATTCGGACAGATGGGACAGCCCGGCGTAATGCCCCAGCCGTCTCCGGTCGCAGGGTTTAACACAGCTCCCGAGACTATCGGGATAGAACCGAACATTTAGAACAGGAAGCGCCATGAGAAAATTTATTGTCGAGCTGACAGGTCCGAACGGCTTACTAAGAAAATACTTCATAGTAAATACCGAAGGACTGGGTGAAGACGCAGCTGCCACTCCTGCTCAAATTTTCCAGTCTCACTGGGATTCAGCGAACCTGCAGTCAAAGGCTCTCGCGGACGGACACGGCCCGGGCTGGGTGGTAAATACCTTTATGGAGAACACTCCTGAAGCGATAGCAACGTTCCGTGAACGAGGCGCGGGGGACCCGTTCAATATCGTGTTCCCTGAAGATCAATTTGCTCCCCCCGAAATCACGACAAGGCTGATAGGGGCCGGAAATTCCGGGGTGCAATTTACTCCTCCAGGTTACGGAATGACAGCGGAACAAATTGGGACACAGGCCCAGGGACCGACTGTAAGCC